GTGCAGATTCCCCACTTGCTGTGTTATTTGAGCCTGTGGTGTTGGAGACGAGTGCGTTTACTCCATTCGCTGTATTGTTGTAACCTGTGGTGTTGTAGTAGAGTGCAGATACCCCACTCGCTGTGTTGTAGTTGCCTGTGGTGTTGGAGAATAGTGCGGCTTGACCACTCGCTGTGTTGTTGACACCTGTAGTGTTGGAGTAGAGTGCGTTGTAACCACTCGCTGTATTGTTGGCACCTGTGGTGTTGCTCTTCAGAGCGCCTGTACCGAATGCCTCGTTTGTTGCTATACCACCACCGCCCGGAACGTGCAAATTCGCCCCATCAAACGTCAGCGAACTGCCCGAAGTAGCCGCTTTAGAGCCGTTGAGATAAAGAACACCGTTGGCTGTGCCGGCGGATAAAGTTAAACTTGATACAGTATTAGACCAAGCAGGATTTGTTCCATCAGTAATTAGGAATTTACCGCTGTTAGATGTTTGATCGGGTAATACATCTCTGGCAGTAGCATCAGAATAAATATACTTAGTGCCTGAACCCCAATTCACAGCATTGTTTGAATTGCTGGACTCAATAATAGTTGTCCTGGCTAATGTATTTGTCCCTAGCGTGTAATCACCAACTTCATAACCGCCAACACCATCTTCAATCACGCATCGAATGACAGTGCCGTTTGCAGCTTGCGAGTTAAATGTTCTAAATCCAGTTACAGCGCCACCTAAAGTATAAGTGCCTGTCCCTGTTGTTGTGGTTGATTCTTGTACTCTATCGTATAAATTTGCCATTAGCTCACCTGAAATACGCCATTTGCGCCATCTAAATTGACTGTGAAAGTATCGCCATTCGCTCCGTTTAGATTAACTACAGAGCCGTAATCCCAATACCCAATAGGTGAAAGCGTTGTGTAGTCATACAGAATCGCATACCTAACACTAAAACCTGAACCATTAGCCGTCCATGCTATTGGACTTGATAAAACCAGCTTATAAACACCATCTGTTTGACTGGATGACACAACAGACGCAACATTCCCCCCAGCCGTATAGCCAAACGCTGTTGGATTATCAGTTGTTCCAGCAACAAAACTGGTTGCAGCTGGATCAATGGTTGTTGCCAAAGCCACCTTCCATGTGTCCGTACCAGCATTAATTGACTCTAACAAACTTTCAACGCCTGCCGTATATTTGTTAAAAGCCGCCATTATTTAACACCTATAATTTTGCCGTTCTCGTCACGCACGACCTGTTTAGGCTGTTGTAAACGCTCAAACAGTTGGTTTTGATAATCCAGCATGGTTTTATGATTGTTTGCCTGATTAGCAGACAGTTGCATCATGTTGCTGTTTATAGCGTCAATTAATGGCGCTAATGGATGTGTTTTATCTATCATTAGTGAACCCCAATAATTCGGCCATTGTTTCCTCTAATAACTCGCTTAGGCTTAGTCATGTTGTCTACAAATGCCGTTTGACGAGCCATGATTTCAGCATTGTTTTGTTCTTGCTGTTTAATCAAATTAGACATTCCATCATTTACAGCATTGACTATATCAACGATTAATTGATGCGGCAAAATGTTGCCAGCTTCGTCTAGGTACGTCATCGTTTCGTCACGAACATCTTTGTTCATAGTCAAAACGTGTTGTTTCATGCTGTTTTGAGCATTAATTTCAGCAATTCTAATCTTAGTATCATTTTCCAACTGAACCTTCCATTGCTCAAATTGAATTTTCTGAGCTTCCAATTGCTGTTCAGCTTGCATCTTAGCCTGTTCCATTTGCAATTCAGCTTGTTTAGCCTGCATATCGGCTTGTGCTTTAATTTGTTCTGGTGATGGCTGTTGCTGGCCTGATGATTGTTTAGCCTGTTGCAGATATTGTTCCAAGCTTGCTTCCATTGTGCGGCCGACTTTGAAGCCGCGAACGCCAAACATCAACATCTCGCCCAATAATGGAGTCATGCCGGGATTAGACTTAGCAGCATCAACAGCTTGTCTCAAGAATCCACCTACAGCAGTTAGAAACTCAATTCTGTCCTGTTTGTCTTGCTGTTCATCAATCAATACCAGCGTATCGGTTTCAATATCAATATTGAAATTACGCATCGGCTCATTCTTGAGCAACATAATTGCTTGAGGCACTAATTGCGCTTCAGGCGTGTGCATGATGCCTGATGCCTGTATAAGTGTTTCAGGCTGGTATTTACTGCACATAACTTCGGCTTTCATCCGCAATATTTCGCGAGCAAATCGCGACATATCATCTTTTAGATTGCCTAAACGCAATGAAGCATATTGTGATTTAATTTGCTGTGCTGTAGCCGATTCTTGAGCCTGTGATGCACCTCGAATAATATCCGACAGACCAGTGATTTCATAAATGATTTGTTTAGCGGCTTCACGAGCTGAATATAATTGCTGCAAAGCACCCACAACATCGCCAAGCGGGATAAATTGCACCGCATTAGACAAACCACCTTTCTCAACAAATGCCGCCCAGTTAGTTACCGGAATCATGACAGCGTCATTGCCTTCTTTCATCAAGCGTTCGACAGCGCCTTCGTCAGCGGCATAGATACCCATTACTTTTAACGCTCTGGTTAAATGCTGAATACGGCCAGTAATATCATCAATCTCGTTTGCTTGGTCTTGATACTGAATGAAATCAGCAACAGGAACAAGTGTACCAGTCGATAATGTCGCAAAGTAAGGCTTAGGGCATGGGAAGAAATTTTCCAGCTCTAGCGGGTCATCTTTATGGTCTAAGATGCGGTCGTATCCTTCAGCCACCCAATATACGCATTTTTTAGGCTTATCCCAGATTTCCCAGACTGCTGCTTTTTTTAGTGATTCTGTTGTGGTGCGTTCACCGTCTTTTTTGTCCGGAGAAACAGTCAATGGAACTTGCAGAAACTTATCGCCAAACCGCTCTGTGCCTTCGTCTTTTGACAGATAAACCCTACGAGCTACCCAAGTGACTTCATCCCATGTTCTCGCAGGCAGGTGAGCAAAGTCTTGCCAGTAAACGTAATCAACTGGTGTTGTTTCGTTGGTTATGCGCTCATAAGGCTGTGGCGTTTCACCTGCAATCGCATTAGCTTCGCTAGTTTCATGCGTATAAGCATCATCGCCAACTTCAACATAATTCGTAATTTCAGGCTCTTCAACGGTTTCAATTTGTGGCTCATAGCGCAACCATGCGACACCACGACCGGGCAATAATCGGTCATCAACAACATGGCTTAATGTGTTGTGAAAATCTGGGTATTGTTTAATCTCGAAATCTAACGCACGTTCTAAAATGGTTGAAGCGCATCGAGCAACAGGGTCGGCATCGTTAAACCGTCTGCTGACTTCAGGCATTGGCGGGCGGGCATAAATAGCAGGCTTTAAGGTCTGGATGTTAGACCAAAGAATATTGAAACGTGCATCCGTTTGCGTCGTGTCTTTGCGTTCGTCACGGTAACGCTTAACGATTTCCTCGCCACGCTCAGTCCAGCGTTTGAACTGTTCTTTATAGCGATGAATCTCGTCATGCCACGGAGTTGCGTCTAATTGTTCTATCATCTCATTTTCCGGAAAGAGAGTAATTGCTTGCCATTATATACGTTTTGTGCTTTTTCTCGAATTACTTTTCCAAAGCTGGTCAAGCGATTGCTCGTCCCAGAACTTAGGCGGCTTGTCTTTTGGCTTAATGACTTCTTCCTGCAATACCTGACAGCCATAGGTAAAAGCATCGGAAGGATGCGATGCCCAGTTATGCTTAGGATGCCTTGAGAATACGCCTTCATCTTCGTTGTATTCAAATTCCCACGCTCTTAGCCCATCAATACCATCTTCACAGCCAGTCTTATTAAACGCACATTTATCAATCAAATGCCGTCCTGCTTCAATCCTGTCCAGCTTGCTGGTCATTGGAACAATGCGTATCTTGCCAACACCAAAGCCCTGCTGAAATTGCTCTTGGCTAGTGCGCTTTGTCTGAAACGTCTTAGACCTAGCATCGTGCGGCATCCAGATAATGCCAATATCTTTTATGCCCATATCCAACAAATTAGATTGTATGCGCGGAATCCAGTCCTCAGCATCTAAACCGTGGTCATAATCATAGCGTAACACGTTATAGCCACCGACCACAGGCTGCCAGTACCACCAGCTTGCGGCATCGTTGAAACCCAAGTCACAGCTAATAATGACCGGAGCGCCTTTAGGGTCATAAACAACATCATTGCTTATTCTTCCTTCACGCTCTGCTGCATTAACCCATTTAGCAATAATAGCGCCTTGCGCTTGGCCGTATCCTCCACCCCAAACATGCTCGGCTTTGTCTGGGTCAATCGCGTAGTCCGACACCATATCTTCATAGAGTGGCGTATCTTTGAACCACGGGTTTGAATTCCAGTTAGCAAATATGCAAATCGCATTAGGCGGTGGACTCTTGCGAAAGAACTTATCAACCGCATCAGTCTTGTACAGCGGATTCCATGAGAACCACAGTTCACTGTTTGGCTTTCTAAGTGTTGGACGCAATAAATCAAGCGAATGCTGACTTAATGTCTGGCTTTCTTCGCACCATGCAATGTCAAAGCCTTCCAGTGATTTAATATTGGCAGCGTTGTAGGATTGCATGCCCTTAAACACAATCAGCGAGCCATTAGCGTGTCTAATCTCATTCTCAACAATATGGAACTGATTAACCAATCCCATTTCGATAATCTTATCCACCAGCAATTGGCGCACAGAATCACGAATAGAGTTCTGCACTTCCCGTATACAAACGACACGAGTTTCCTGTTGCAAGCACCTGACAATGACTAGTGTCGCAAAGAATTGTGATTTGCCTGACCCACGACCACCAAAAGCGCCTTTATAGCGCATTGGTTTTAACAATGGTTCAAACACTTCAGGTATTCTAAGTTGTAGCTTTGACAACTTCGATTTCTATTTTGTTGATGCCTAATTCGCCACCCAGCTCTGTATATTGTTCTGTAGGTGCGTTGCTTAACACCTTGTTTAATAAGAACTTAGCAGCATCCAATCTGGTAGGTGTTACTTCCGTACCATCAAGCGCATGATTTTGCAATAAGTTTACAAGCTGACTTGCCTGTATTTTATCCTTCACCGATTGTTGGTGTCTGTTGTTTAATCGTGCCGCCATTTCTTACTCCTTTCTTCCTGTAACCGTGTACAAGGAACACATATACCATCTATCAACCGACCAACCTCGCCACAGTCCATGCACTCGCCAATGTTGTTGTAGTCGATTTCTTTATTCTTTATTGCTCTGAGAGCAACTTCTAAGCCTTGTTCGATTTGGTGCTGGGCCATATCAACTTCGTCAGCCATAATACGGCTCTTTAAAGCGCCACATAAGCGAATTATACGCCTGCACGGGTGTATGGCCTACTGTCATCCTATCGCCTAATCTCGCCATCCACAGGCCGTTTCGTTTAAATATTTTTGGCTTCATTGTCTAATTCATCAATAATTCTAGTGACGTAAACAACCGAATCCATCAGTTCTTCTTGCAAATGCACAAGCCATTCGCGTTTAGTTAAATCTGTGCGCTCCACTGTAACGCCATATTTTGACAATCCAACTTTTGCTCGCAGTTGTATTTTCTCGCAAACTTTATCTTCTATTATGCTCATACAACCTCTTAAACGATTCGAGTCTAGCAAACGATTCTGTGTACCCGTCATTGACTAATTTGCCAATAGTTTCAATAAATTTATATTCGTCATCTTCTGTCGGGCGTTTGCCAATCTTCTCAGCCCACAGGTAAAGATAATCGATATCTTCCATGTCATTCATGCCACAACAACCACTTTAAAAAGAAGTAAACAACCACAGCCGTCACAATGCTACCAATCTCGATCATCTTCACTCCGCAGCAAATTTACGAACAACTCATATATAAAATCAAATATTAACACTCCGCAAGCCATTAGCATAATAACCATAATGACTAGCGGTGTAACCATCCAGACTATAAAGTGGCTCATCTCTCATACTCCTAAAAAAATACCGGGTATACCATACACTACCATCTATAAAGATGATGGTAGTGGTAGTATAGTATTAATACCTTTTATACCATCCTATACCATTTCAAAATGGTATAGGTCATACTATCCACCACCAATCCCCGTCATTTTCTACAAGTCCTTGAGTTTTAAGGCTTTTCTTTGCTCTGTCGAACGATCTAAACTTGTTTGTGTCCTTAATTTTGTCATTGGCAAAAAACCTCCATGTATCAATTGATACCAAAACCTTGTCAGCGCCCAAAACTGAGAAATCAGCCCCTTTTTTGCCTCTGGATTCGATGGCTTCCTCTAATGCTTCCAGCATTAAAGCGTCATTTTTGTTCAGTTTTGTTTCAATACCGTCAACACCAAGGTATTCCAGATATACACTGGTAATCTGCTTTTGGTCATCTTCATCATAAAAGATAGCGCCTTCAAGCTCGACCTGTTTAATACCAAAACGCACGTCAGAACCGCCTTCAAAGTCTTTTGACTTAGTACAAGTCAGCACACTGGTCATGCCTTCTTTGCTAACGCAAAACTCAGCGTCCATAGCGGCCTTAATGGATGAACTACCTCTAGCCCTGCCTTTATCGCCATGCCCTGAATGGTGGACAATCACAATAGCGCAACCTAGCTTTGCAATTAAGACCTCAATCGATTTAAAGAACTTGGCCATGTCATCAGACTTATTTTCATCGCCTACCATGTTTCTGTGCATGGTATCAATGAATACCACCGATGGTATAACGCCCATGTCATCAATAATTTTGGCTATGGCCTGCGCTTCTTTTTCATCGAGCAGGTTTACTGACCGCTGGCTAAAATAAATGTTTTCTGGCTTGTCATTGTACTTTTGCGACAAAGCCTGCATCCTAAGCGTTAAGCCTCGATGGCCTTCACCTGCAATATAAACGACCTGCTCAGACTGCTTAACCTTGTGACCATGCCACGAACGCCCTGTGCCTATGCAGTAAGCCCAATCGAGCGCAAACAATGATTTACCAGCCCCAGATTCACCAAATAATAGATTAGAACTGCCACGCTCAATTAAGCCTTTAATCACCCAGTCAGGTTTCTTGATAGCCGACATCATTTCGCCAACTGGAATAAATAACCCTGTGGTGCGTTCCTGTATTTCTTCAGCCAAAAACTCGACAGGCCATTTCCAGCCGTGCATTTCAGCGTAATGCGTCAGCGTTCCTAGCGTCACTGGCTTATCTGACTTGCCGAAAGAGTCCCAGCGTTTTGACAGTGCTTTACTACCAGGATATTTAGCGCCCTGTGCCGACCAGTTGTCCCAGATTTCAAACCCAGCACCATTGGTTGAATGGTGTATGGCCATGCCACAGCGCACCCATTCTTCGTAGTCGCAGTCAGGTGGGATATAAGCCAGCATGGATGCTAAATCATTGTCGGTCACATCTATCTGCCTGTCATTGATAGATGTACGATGCGTTTCTGGTCGTGCTAATAAATCAATAAGCGCCTGTGGTGCGTCTGTAATATCGTCCGGAGAGCCTTCCAAAAGTTCATAACGTGCGCCACTAGCATGTAATGACCCTGCGCCTACGACATAGCCGCTGGATTTAAAATCAATGCCGGAATACTTGGTTAATTTGGTTTGCAGTGATACGCCTGCTGGCGCTTTAAAATATAAATGACTGCTACCGCCACCAGAACCAGTACGGACGATCATGCCAGCAGACAATAATGCCCCACCTAAATCCTCGTTAAGTTGCTGGTAGGAGTCTACACCGCCATTGCGAGCGTCAATATCAACAACTAGAAAGCCATTGCATAAAACACCAAAGCCTGTGTCAAAATGGCCTGCAAGTTCCATAGCTGTTATCTGGTCATCGTCCCATTCGGGCGTGTGTTGCCATCCTTTAGCGATTGGATGCTTATAGGGTGCGTTGCATTGTGGGTTGTCACAAAGACAAATGCCATGCTCGTTCGCGCCATACAGTCCAAAGATTCTAAAGCCAGCATCGTGGTACTGGCGGTAAATCATAATGACTCCAGATAGTCGCTTAACTTCTTCACGGCCGAGTATGGAATCTCACTGTATTTGTTGTTGGTAATCTTCCAAACGGCCATGTACGGCAGTCCTGCGCCCTTAGAAACCTCTTTAAGGTTCATGGGCTGTAATTTGATTAAAATTTGCTCGATTGTTAGCATTTTATTGCCCTCTGTTAAAAAAAACTCTTGCAATGATAATTTAATTGATTACAATGTGCAACCAGAAGAGAGATTTTTAACCCCAATGAGGAGTAAGACCATGAGCATACTAAGCTCGATAGAAAAACCGCAAGACCGTCCGGTTATTGCGACAATTACAGGCGATGCAGGTCTGGGTAAAACCAGCTTGGCGGCCACATTCCCAAAGCCTATATTCATCCGTGCAGAGGATGGATTGCAGGCAATACCATTAGCATCAAGACCTGATGCGCTTCCTTTGTTAACCAGTGTTGACCAGTTATGGGAACAACTGACCGCATTGGTTAAGGAAGAACACGATTACCAAACTTTGGTAATTGACAGCGTTACCCAGCTAGATACCCTGTTTAGCAATCACATTGTGGACACAGATCCTAAGAAACCTAAAAGCATAGCGCAGGCATTAGGTGGTTATGGCGCAGGATTTCAAGCATTGTCTGCTTATCATGGCCGTGTTCGTAAGGCGGCTGGCTTATTGAATGAACGCAAAGGCATGCATATCGTGTTTATTGCACACGCTGAAACAGAAACTATTGAACTGCCGGATGCCGACCCATACACACGTTATAACATTCGTATGCAGAAGAAGTCCGTTAGCCACTACATTGATAATGTTGACCTTGTGGGCTTTTTAAAACTTGAAACATTTACCCAGGGCGATGGCGAGCGTAAGAAAGCGTTTTCAGATGGCACTCGTTTGCTGGTGACTTATGCGACAGCCGCCAACATTTCAAAAAACAGATTCGGCATCACCGAAGATTTAACCGTGATTAATGGCGAAAACCCATTAGTCAATTTTATTCCAACATTAGGAGCTTAATTTATGTCATTTTTTAGCAATATCGAAACAGACGGTACGTTTGAAGCAGCGCCAGCTATTGAAGTCATCCCGAACGATACCACCTGCGTGGCTATGCTGGATGATGCAGGCTGGACAGAATACCAAGGTGATGAATACATCAATTTGCGCTGGAGTGTTTTAGAGCCTGCTGTTTATAAAGGTCGTAAGATTTTCCAGAAAGTAAAAGTTTACGACACCGATGACAAGAAAGCTGAAAAAGCCAAGCGCATGCTGGCGGCTATTGATGCGAACTGCGGTGGCAAGTTAATGGCATCCGGTGAAGAGCCAACCGACACCAGCTTGGCAAAAGCGCTATTAAACAAGCCTATGCATATTAAGGTGATGGTGTGGGAAATGGATGATAGAAAAGGTAACTGGATTGCAGCAGTTGCACCCAAAGGTGGTCAGTCAAGACGCGAACAACCTAAGACTGTTGAAGCTGACGCTGACGTAGGATTCTAAGGACATAATAAGCCAAGGACGGCATTTTTTATTTAGGAGCAATAACAATGGAACAAAGAACAGAAGAATGGTTTAACGCCCGCAAGGGATTGGTCACAGCATC